AGGTTTTAAAGGAGAACACACTAATGTCAGCGAAAAATTTTAAGTTTGTATCGCCGGGAGTATTCATCAATGAAATTGACAATTCACAATTGCCAACTATAAGTGACGCAATTGGTCCAGTTATCATAGGGAGATCCCGCCGTGGACCGGCTTTCATACCAACTACAGTCCAATCATTTTCGGAGTTTGTTACTCTCTTCGGAGATCCAGTCGCAGGGCAAGAAGCCAGCGACCAGTGGAGAAGTGGAGTTCCAAAAGCTCCTACTTTTGCGGCGTATGCAGCTCAGGCATGGTTAAGAAACAGCTCTCCTTTAACTTTTATTAGGCTTTTGGGCGATCAATCCAACAGAAACACAGGAACAAATACCTCTAAGGCAGGTTGGACCGCAGCAGATTCCTCGCAAGGTGGAACCAACGGCGGCGGCAGCACATCTGGCGGCGGAGGAGCTTATGGGTTGTTCTTGGTTAACTCTGGTACAGCAGGCACCCTCGGTCCTTCCGGGACACCAGAGAGAGTAACTGGATCACTAGCAGCGGTTATTTATACAAGATATGGTGCGCCAATCCTTTCCGGTACAGTTAGAGGTCAAGGCGAGCCAGCAACTTCCGCATTCTCTGCTTCCATATTAAACTTTAGTGGAGCAAACGGGTCTGTTGCGGCAACAAACACGATTGTATTTAGTGTGCCTACAGCGGCTGGCGGAGCCGGGACAACAACTATTAAATTTAGTAACGACACAGATGGAACAGGTGGAGACGGGGCTGATACAATTGGTATTGGTATGGGTTCTTTGGGATCCGCAACCGTCCCGGCAGGGGATGTCGAACTTATGGCAGCAGTTAGAGATGCTATCAATGGTAATGCCGCAAGCAATGCGAGAGTTACAGCAGCCACAAGCGGTAACGGAGCAGGCACCACCGGTGTACAGGGTATCACAGCTTTCACTGGCTCCCTTACTGATTATGGCGCTGGCACTGCTGGTCAGTTAGCTACTCATTTGGCATCTATCTTTGTAGACGCTTCTGGCTCAGTAGGCAACACTACTACAGTCACAATGGCAGCTAACTCAAAGGTATCCGATGGTGTTACGACTGCTGTTACCATTGCTGGCGGCGATGACTCCCGCGCAACAATTGCAACAGGGTCCAATGCATTGGTCAAGTCTCTTGACAGTAATGGCAACTTCTCATTTAAAGTTAGGGTTATTAACAACAGCGGCGTTCTTGCTACGACTGATGCTGACAATCCTGTCGGAGTATTGGAGGAATCAATTGTTAACTTTAACAGAAGTTCCAATAGCTACATCAGAAAAGTTTTAAATACAGACCCAACTAAGACAAACGCATCCTTAGTTAATACCGAGTCTGATCAATTAAAGTCTTATTTCTTGGGACAAACATACGAAAGATCTATTGCTGACAAGATTACTGGTAATAGTTGTTATGGATTTATAGCCCAACTTGGTGGCGCGACCAACATAACTGACGGTGGAGCTTTTAAGTACCCCACTCAAGCAGCACAAACAGGGTGGTTTTTCTCACAAGACTTGAGAACAACAGCCGCTAGCCACACTGCTGCTAGCAATAAGTTGGTGCCAGAGTACAACCCAGAGGTTGGTTCAGGAGTTGTTGACAGGCTGTTTAAGTTTCACACTCTCAGCACAGGAGAGGAAGAACAAAGAAATTACAAGATATCAATTGAGGATATTAAATACTCTAAAAATGATAACACGCCATATGGTTCGTTTACTATAGCTATTAGAGACATTAAAGATAATGATGGAGCAAGAATATATGTTGAAAGATATACAAACTGCAACCTAGATCCTAGTTCTCCAAACTATATCGCAAAAAAGATTGGTGATAGATACTACAAGTGGAGCGAGAACGATAGAAGAGTTATTGAGTATGGAACATACCCAAATATCTCCAATATTGTCAGAGTGGATATGGCACCCGCAGTTGACTCTAGCCAGCTTAACCCGGAGGTTTTGCCATTCGGTGTTGAAGGACCACTCAAACTAACAGACTTTAACATCGTAGGATCATCCGGCGTATTTAGTGACACTATCCTTAGCGGTATCAACTCACCAGTTATCATAGGCTCGGGTTCTACATATCCGCAAAACTTCGGTTCTGTTACAGGATCTGCAACTCAGTTATTAATTTCTGATCACCCAGCAATTGTCCAGCCACTTTCAGCTTCTATTGAGTTCCCGCGTGTCCCATTGAGACTTAGCTCAAGTACACCAGAGTTGGCTAACAAAAGAGATGCATACTTTGGCGCTACGTTTACTAGGTCGTCTGCTTCGGTAATCTATGAAGACTCGATGCAAGATGTGTTGTACCCGCTTCCAGCTGGAGGTCAAGCCTTTAGCGCTGTATCAAATGAGACAGAACTTTCATGGTATTTCTCGCTAGATGACTTGGTATATGTTGGTGCAGCTAGCACTACCACAGGTGATATGTTCTACCAATCAGGCTCTAGGGCATTGGGTTCATCTACCACTGCTATGACAGGAAGCTATAAATCAATCCTAGATAAGGGATATGATAGATTTACAACTCCTCTTTTCGGTGGCTTCAACGGCTTTGACATTACAGAAAACGAGCCGCTTAATGCATCCAGAGCCTTGGTCGCAGGGGCAACAGAGACTCAATACTCAATGGCTTATACAATTAGAAAAGGTATTGACATGTTCTCTGACCCTGAGTACATTGAGGGTAACTTGTTAGCAGTTCCGGGAGTTACCAATGAGGGCTTAACAACACACATGATTAATACATGTGAAGAACGTGGAGATGCTTTGGCTGTTATTGATCCATTGGGTGGCTACACTCCTGCTGCGGAAAACTACGAGACTGAAGAAGTAAGAATTTCAGCTACGCATGTTAGTGATGTTGTCAATAGCATGACTTCTCGTAACCTAAACAGCAGCTACGGTGCGGCTTACTACCCATGGGTTAGAATTAGTGACACCATTAGTGGGCAGGGTATATGGGCTCCGCCATCAGTCGCTGCGATTGGCGCAATGTCTTTCAATGATAATCAGGCAGCACCATGGTTCGCCCCAGCTGGATTTAACAGAGGCGGTCTCTCCGCAGGTGCTGCTGGTATACCAGTGACGAATGTTAGAAGTAAGTTAAGCTCTCAAGAGCGAGACGAACTTTACGACGCAAACATTAATCCAATTGCCTCTTTCCCTAACGAGGGTATTGTAATTTTCGGTCAGAAGACGCTTCAGGTAACTCCATCCGCTCTGGATAGAATTAACGTTAGAAGGTTGATGATTTTTGTTAAGAAAGAAATCTCAAGAATTGCTGCTGACTTGTTGTTCGAGCCAAACGTTGCACAAACTTGGAGCAGGTTTACTGGAAGAGTTAACCCATTGCTAAACGGAATCAAAAATGATTTTGGATTAGACGCCTTCAGGGTTGTACTTGACGAAACAACAACTACGCCAGACCTTGTTGACAGAAACGTTATCTATGCAAAGATCTTCTTAAAGCCAACTAAGGCTGTCGAGTTCTTCGCTATTGATTTTGTAATCACAAACTCTGGTGCGGGTTTTGAGGATTAAAAATAAATAAAGAAACTATTTACTAGTGTAAAAAACTTTTATAAAGGAAACATAATAGAATGTCAACACCATCAAGATTTTGGGCTAATAAAGCAGCCTCACCAAAAAGAAAGTATAGATTTAGGCTAGTCCTTCCGAATGCTGGGGCTGATGCACAGTGGATGATAACAAAGGTCAACAGACCTAGCTTCAATATTACGGAGGCAACCCATTCATATCTTAATCATACTTTTTATTTTCCCGGTCGTGTCGAGTGGCAGACGGTATCTTTCTCGATTATCGATCCAATCTCTCCTGACAGCACTGCTATCCTAATGGGTATTATGGGAGCCGCTGGTTATACAATACCAAAAAGCCCCAAAGGAAATTCCCTTGGCAGCTATGCAACAATGTCGAAACAAAAAGCTGTTGACGCCATGAGTCTTGTTAAACTTGAAGCTTTAACTGCTGAAGGCGTCCCCGCTGATGAGTGGACTATGCATAATTGCTGGATGAAAAATGTGACAATGGGAGACTTTGACTACACTGATGATTCCTTAGTTTCTATGGATGTTGAGCTTCGTTATGATTTTGCAACATACAAAGCTATTGAGGGTAACCCATCTGGCGAAACGCAAATCGTCGAAGCTTACAAGGCACAGAAAGAACTTGGAAACTAATAAAAATATTTAAACTCTTTATTCAAAAGTGTTATACTTATAATAAAGAGAGGTTTTAATGAGTATTAGAGACAATGAAGGTAGATTTGGGAGCCCTTTGGCTCCCGATGAAATGCCACCCCCCCAACAACTAATTCAAGAAAAAGAAAAATTGTCCTTTGTGGTGCCTACAGAAATTGTAGACCTTCCATCCAAAGGGCAATTCTATCCAGAAGGCTCTCCCCTCCACGGTGTAGAGTCTTTGGAAATCCGACATATGA